GTGCTTCAGGTTCTTCCTAAAAATCTGAGGAACTAGACTAAGGCATTGGGGTGTAAAAGGACTAAAATCTTTTTACACTCCTTTGCCTTTTTTATTTATAACCTTAGTGTTATAATACTTCTAGTATTAATACTTAAAAATTTAAAGAGGCTGATATGACAACAACTCTTCGTGAGGGCTTTATTGTAGGCAGTGGTGCAGTTCTTGATGTTACATCAAGTGTAACAGTTGCTGATACGCGCATTCGTTCAGTATATGCCACAGGTGTAGGAACTTTTCTAATTACAGGAACATCAACAGACGCTTATAGTAATATTAAGGGTAATAATATTAAGTTTACTATGACAACTGCAAATGATGCTTCTGAAATATTTTTTACTGATCTAGGCATTAAAATGAATGGAACAGTAAAAGTTTCTGCTCCTACTTCTGGCTCTACGGTAGCTATCTTCTATGGCTAACTACACTTATCTGGTCAATGAACTAATTGCTGCTACAGAGAATGATAGCACTGAGTTCCTCAACTTTATTCCTAATATGACGAATAGAGCAGAAGAACGCTTGGTTAAAGACCTAGATGACTATGGTTTAGTTTCTTATACCTCTGTAGCTGTATCTTCTGGTAATAATAAAATTACTTTACCTACTGGAACACGTATTGTAAAGAATTTTAATCTTGTAAGTAATGGTACAAAAATTAACCTTCTTATGCGTACAGACGAATACATTAACGATTACTGGCCTGTAAGCGCCTCTACAGGCGAACCTATCTATTATGGACGTAGGAATAACTCTACGGTACTGATAGCCCCTACAGCAGCTTCTACGTATGCTGGAGAGGTGGTTTATGTGTCACGTCCCACAACTCTTACTTCAGTATCAAATACAAACTATTTTAGTGATTACTGTTATGATCTTCTTTTTAATGCTTGCATGATTGAAGCTTCAATGTTTCAAAAAGATTATCAGACTGCTACGTTGTATCAGCAGCAGTATTCTCAGCTACTTGAACTACAACGTAATCAAGCACGTAGAACTCGTCGTGATGATATGCAAGCACCAGCAAGTCCTGCAGGTGCAGACGATAATCTTGTTGCTAACTCTAATTAATAATAGGAGACACTAATGAAAGCCGTTCCTGCAGATAAAATGGATTCTTTAGGTAAGCTACCTTCTGACGTTCGTAATAAAATGGGCTATAAAAAAGCCGGTGGATATATGAAAAAAATGGGTGGTGGTTATATGAAGAAGATGAAAAAGGGCGGTAAAACTGGTAAGTATAACTGCTCAAATAATCGACTTTACTAAGGGAGATAACTATGTCTGATAAAAAACCAGCAGACTATACTAAAGGTCTACGTGATAGAGAAATGGAAATTAAAAAGGGTATTCCTTCTCAAAAAGATATGGATAAAAGTATTAAGTTTGAAGAAAAAGGAAAAAACATTCCACGACCTAAGCGTAAGCCTCCAGTTCCTGCTAAAGTTGTAAAAAAAGCTAAGGGCGGTAAAGTTTCTTCTGGATACAAATGCTCACATAATAGATTATATTAAGATAAAAGGAATTTAAAATGGCTATAGTAAATGATGGAAAATCAAAAAGAGGTACGCTAACTAAAGAAGACATGCGTATCAGAAACCCAGAAACACCACTAACTCCTGCTCAACGTCGTAAAGCCTCGATGAACCGTCGTGCAAAAGAAGAAAAAGATAGTGGACGAATCTCAACACCAGCAGGTGTAGCTGGAGCAATGTTAGCTATTACTCCTTTTGGGATGGCTAAAGCATTTCTTTTTCCTGCTAAGGTTGGTAAAAGTTTAATAAGTAAAGGTCTTGCTAAAGCTTCATCTAAAGCTGCTTCTAAAAATGCTACAAAAGCACCTAATGCATTAGTTCAAAAGATGCAAAATCAAGTTGCTGCTGCTGCTAAGATGGGTAAACCTAAACCAAACCCAAAAGTAAAAAAAGTAAAAGATATTGCTAAAGTAGCAACAGGCAAAACTAAACCCGGTCCTAGAGGTACTTCTGTTACTAAAAATAAAAGTAATCAAGTAACTGGTAATATTTCTGGTCAAAGTACTCGTATAGGCAAAGGTGTTCGTGATATGGCTGGACCTGCTGCTCGTGCTGCTGGTGTAGTTGCTGCTTCTGCTGCTGCTGGTTCTCCATCTCAGGATAAGCCTCTATCTAAACTACCAATTAGAACAGTAGCTAAACGTAGAGAACCAGTTCCTGTAGATGATACACCTCGTCCCAAGCGTAAACCTGCTCCTCCCAAAAAACCCCCAGTTCAAGGTCGAACAGATAAACCACTTAAAGCTTTAGAAGGTGGTGTACGTTATATAGACAACCCTTTTGGTAAGGGAAAGATTAAAGTAGATTCTTCAGATGCTGCTTTTAAAGAACCTGAATTTTCAGGAGATTATAAAGGTGGTCGTCCCGGTATGAAAAAGAATGTTGCTCGTCGTAAATCTGGTGGTAAAATTGGTCGTGGTTGTGGTGCTGCACAACGTGGCGGTGGAAAGGTAATGAAATAATGAAATGTGATTGTAAAATTTGTCCTGCTCACGTAGTTATTCGTACTTTAAAATGTATTACTCTTCGATGCAATAAAGCAGTAAAGGCTCTTATAGGAAAATAATTGTGTCATTAAAGAAATAAAAGTTAAAGAACTATTGAGGTTACATTAATGGCTGTACGTAAAAAAACAGGCACTGGCATGAAGGGCATGAGCATCAAGAGTGGTGACAAACGTCCTACTAAATCTGGTGCTGGTATGACAAAAAAAGGAGTTGCTAAATATCGTAGGAAAAATCCCGGCTCTAAACTTCAAACTGCTGTAACCGAAAAGAAACCTACAGGTAAAAGAGCAACAAGGCGTAAGTCTTATTGTGCTAGATCAGCAGGTCAAATGAAAAAGTTTCCTAAAGCAGCAAAAAATCCTAATAGTCGTTTAAGGCAAGCACGTAAGCGGTGGAAATGCTAATGGCTATAGGACGTTCAAATATTAGTCAGCAAGTAATGAAACCACCTGCTAAAAAGAAAAAGAAGGTAAAAACTAAAAAGAAAAAAGCTCGTCGTCCTTAAAGGAAATAATAGAATATGGCTACTAAAGGCACAGCTACTAAACGTGATCCAAAGAAGTGGGCAGCGGCAAAAGCTAGAGCAAAGCGTAAGATGGGTGGTAAGCATTCTGCAAGAGCAATGCAGCTTGCTGTTAAGTATTACAAAGATTCTGGTGGATCATATAGCGGTAAGAAAAAATCTACTAATAAACTTTCAAAATGGACAAAGCAAAAATGGAAAACAAAGTCAGGCAAACCATCAAGCAAAACCGGAGAAAGGTATTTGCCGGAGAAAGCAATCAAATCCCTGACGTCAAAGGAATATGCAGCGACCACCAGAGCAAAGAGAAAAGGGACTGCTGCAAGGAAGCAGTTCGTGAAGCAGCCAAAGAAGATAGCAGCAAAAACGAAAAGGTTTAGAGTATAATGACTACTTCAGGTACATATAACTTCTCAATGGATATTGATGAAGTTATTCAAGAAGCAATAGAAATGATTGGTGGTGAGCAGACACTAGGACATGAACCTAAGTCTGCTCGTCGTTCTATTAACCTCTTACTTCAAGATTGGCAAAATAGAGGTGTACTTCTTTGGACAGCTAATACAACTACTGTATCAGTATCTACTAGTGTAACGGTTTATGAACTTGCTGATAGCACTGTAGATGTGTTGGAAGTTGTTCTTAATCGTGATAATACTGATCTACAACTAGAACGTATTACAATGGAGGAATATCTTAAAATTCCACGTAAGGGTCAAACAGGTCGTCCATCACAATATGCTATTAGACGTAATCGTGATAATCCTGTTATGTACGTATGGCCTATCCCGGAAAATACAACAGACCTTTTAAAAATTGAACAAGTAAGCTATACTCAAGATGTGAATAAATCTGCTATACAAACAGCAGATATATCACGGCGTTTTCTCCCCTGTCTTACTGCAGGACTATCATATTTTATGTCTATGAAACGTCCCGGTGTTGAAGGAGGACGTATTCAGTTTCTTAAAACAGAATATGAAGAACGTCTAGCAAGGGCAATGGACGAAGATAGAGAAAGAGCAAGTTTGCGTATCATACCTAATTTAAATAGAGTATAGGAATAATGGCAAGTAACAGAAGAGCGTTAGCAATATGTGATACATGTGGTTTTAGATATCCACATCGTGTTATGAAAC